ATCGTAAAACCATGCGATAACAACATTGGTGGTATCTATGGTGTTTGGATTAATACACAGGATGAGATAGCTTCTATCACTCCTACTGACCCATCTACAGTAACTGGTGCCAATGCCTGGCAAATTACAGGTATCACATTAGTACCGAGTGGTGATTTATTCCAACCATTTGAGGTTCGCCGAAACACATCCAACTATACAGAGGATAGCACTATTGACTTAGTTAATGGTAGCTCTTTTGTAACTCAGACAGTTAACTTAGTATTCCATAGAAGAGATGCTGATAAGTCTCGTGCTATTAAAATCCTAGGAACAGGACAGCAATACTTAACAGCTATCATCTTAGATGCTAATGGCTTATATTGGTACTTCCCATACTTGCAGTTATCTGCTACAGGTGAGGGCTCAGGTACAGCTAGAGCTGATGGTTCTAAATATACAGTTACTTTGGTAGCTGAAAACCCATACTTAGCTTACAACATTGATATGAGTGCAGGACCACTTACTACCATCCTACCCTCTTCAATTACTACACCTGTAGTTTGTGCTATTGTAAGAGGTAAAACGAATGGTGTTGAGCTTTCATATACCTGATAAGTGTACTGCCCTTTTAAGAGTGAGATATCTGTTGGCTCATCAAGAGTAAACAGGTTGTATCTTTCGGGCCATGCACTTGTATCAGCGGATGTGAAGAGCTGTGGTGTGCTAGTAGTATTCATTTCATTGGTGAATACAAATAAATAGTGTGGTGTAGTAACCGTAGTGACCTCTGAAAGAGTCAATACAAACTGATTAATAACACCTTGATCTAAGTAAATCACACCTATATTAAATTAGCTTTGTCAAATGTTCATAAAAAAAGCCCCACCATGTGGCAGGGCTCTAATATAGAGAGGTAGAATTGCTTATTGTACTCCGATGGCAGCAAGTGCTCCAGCAGTCATATCAATGTTATATGCTAAGTATGGGTTTTCCGCTACCAAAGTAACTGTATATTTAGACCCATCTGCACGAGCTGTACCTGAACCCTCACCTGTAGCAGATAACTGCAAGTATGGGAAGTACCAATATAAGCCATTAGCATCAAGGATGATAGCTGTCAAGTATTGCTGTCCTGTTCCTAGGATTTTAATAGCACGTGACTTATCAGCATCTCTTCTGTGGAATACTAAGTTGATAGTTTGAGTTACAAAAGAGCTACCATTAACTAAGTCAATAGTGCTATCCTCTGTATAGTTGGATGTATTTCGGCGAACCTCAAATGGTTGGAATAAATCACCACTCGGTACTAATGTGATACCTGTAATTTGCCAGGCATTTGCACCAGTTACTATAGATGGGTCAGCAGGAGTGATAGAAAGTATCTCATCCTGTGTATTAATCCAAACACCATAGATACCACCAATGTTGTTCTCGCATGGTTTTACGATAGTCTCTAATGATTGACATGTAGCCATTGTGTTAAAGTATTAAAGAGCCCCCTTGGTAGAGGGCTCATGGTTAATTATTATTAAGAGTAAAATACGATATCTTTACCGTTAACATATTCAAATCCAACTTTCATGTTGGCACGTGTACGGATGTACGGCTCAGCTACAGTATCAGCTAAGTTAACAGCACGTAGGTCAGAAGAGTCACCCTCAGCATCAAATGCGTAGATAAGGTTATCTTTCAAAGTCCAAACAAAAGTGTTGTTTGACATACCTGGACAAACTACAATCTTAACACCTAAGAAAGTTAAGTTCAAATCTTGAGTGATATAAGCTTGAGTGTTACCTGAAGCTACTCCTAATCGGTAGATGTTAACTAATTGAGTAGGCATGTACAAACGTAGGTCAGCTGTACGAGTAGCAATAGATGCAGGAAGTAAAGCAAATGCAGCAGCTAATTTAGACTCTAATGTAGAGAAGTTAGCAATTGGACCTGCACCACCATTGATAACTGTATCATTAGGGTCAGTTAAACCTGCAGTTAATTTTTTCTCATAACCGTCACACAAAGCAAGTGTAGGGTTTAATGAGCCTGTATCACCTTGCCATCTGATTAACTCGATATCTCCGTTAATTTTGTTAGCCATCTCACCCCAGTAGAAAGACATGAAAGATGCAACAGAGAAATCTCCGTTACTTCCTCTTGACATTTGTAAAGAAAGGAAAGATTGCTCTAAGTCAAACTGACAAATCTGAGCCATTGCAGAAAGAGCACATACATCAATTTCTTTAGCGTTCAAATCATCATTAGGAGCAGTGAAGCTACAAGTAGATGGTTGTAAGATGGTACCAAAAGTAACAGTCGCTAATTTAGTTTTGTACTTTACTCCTGGCAAAGAACGGTAGTTATCAGCAGTATCCTCAGATAAGTAAGCTTGAGAATAGAATGCCTCAGGGTTAGCTGCTAATAAAGCAGTTGGGTCAACTTGTAAGTCGAATTTTAATTTACGCATTTTATTTGTTGTTTATGAATTTGTTTACACTTGAAAATCTTTGATGTGCACTTAAAGTCACACCCTCAGTCATCTGCTCTTCAGCCACTGTCTCTGCAGATAGTGCCTCTTCTAATTGGTTTTTAAGGTCAGCTATCATAGCAAGTAAAGCATTCATTTGCTCATCCATTACAGGCTTAACAATAGCAAGGATAGCCTCTGCATCAGCTGCAGGATCTATTGCCATTGTTTGCTCCTCTGCAGGAACTTCTGCTGTTACTTCCTCTTCAACTACAGTGTCCTCAAGAGCTACCTCTTCAGTAGCCATTTCTTCTTTTTGTACATCTTTTACTTCAACTACTTTACCGTCTTTTACAACGTAGATTTTTTCGTTGATGATGTGTTCGCCATCCGGCAACATTAGATCATTCATTTGTGTATTTATTTGGGATTGTTTTTGCTCTTTTAATTTCATGCCTAAGTACCCCTCAATACTGAAACCTATCTGCTCTTGACTAACAAGCTCAGCATAGTATTCTTTGTCAGTTACCTGAGCTGTTACCATTAGTGTACCCTCAGGTACTTCAATACCAAATGAACTATATGCTTTGTCCTCTTTTGGGTTATCTACTATCCATGCCTCAAGTACATAGGCAGGAACGGTCTTAGATTGGTCATGCTCCAGGTTAAATAGGTCACGATTAACCATCTGCTGCATGAACTTACCATGAATTAACTCTATCTCCTCAGCGGTAAACTTGACATTGTACTCCTCAGCTGTGTCCTCATCAAAGCGGTATATCTCCATAGGTATCAAAGCAGGTGCAGTGATACGGTACTTGAGTTCATCCGAAAAAAATAAAGGCTTAGCTTGAGCACTGAATGCCATCCCCTTAACTTTGATTGCAGGAGTAGCTGTAAAAGCTATCTGCTCAATGCCAAGGTCCTCACCATTTTCAGCGTATGCTGGGTCAATGGTTATTTGATAGGTAGGGATATTGTCTTTTGCCATCTACCTATATTAAAAAAAACGTATATTTGTTCAAAAATTATAACATGATAACTATCTTAAACAAGGAAATTCCTAACCAACTTGAAGAGCTAACCATTGAGCAGTTCGAAGTCATTACTGAAATCAATAACAATCAGGAACTTGACCCCATTGATAAGCACCTCCAGGTGTTTGCTTACCTTGGCATCCCTGAGTCTGAGTTTTGGGACTATGATGTTGCTGATTTTGTAGGGATGGTGAAAGAGTTTAATTCAACAGAACGTAAAGAGTATCCAGTAGTAGAAGAGCTTGAGATTGATGGATACATCTACAAGGCACAAATGAAGTTAACGGTACGTGATACTAAGATGATTGAGAAAGTAGCACTAAGAAAAGAGAAAGGATATATCTCTGAGATGTTAGCTATTATGTTCAAACGTGAGGACCTGACACCAACTGAACACTACACAGATGCACACATCAAGCAGAAAGCAAAGCTCATCCGTAAATTGAATGCAGCTATCTCTATTCCATACATGATGTTTATTGCTAATAAGATAGGACAGCAAGCTAATGATCAAGCTACCGAAGCAGTGGAGCCAAGTAACTCTTGAGCAGTTCATTGAATTTAGTCAGATAGATAAAGAGCAGGGAGCCTACCACTACAACAGTGAGGCTCTTTCTATTTTATCGGATGAGCCTATTGATATCATTGAGGACCTTGACGTGGATGAGTTAGCAGAACTTGTTAACGAGTCAAGATGGTGTACCTCTGAGCCATCCAAAAGATACAAGCATGAGCTGTTAGGGTTGACTCTTAAGCCACTCAGTAAGCTAACCTTATACGAGTACATTGACCTTGACTATTTTTTTAGCAATAACTACATCACAAATCTTGACAAAGTTTGTGCTATCCTATACCGTCAAACTAAAGTGAATGAATGGGGTGATGAAATCATGGAGCCCTATGACTTTGACTGCAACATTAGAGCTGAGAAATTCCATGACCTCCCAATCACAGATGTGTATGGATTGATACATGAGTTCCTGAAGTTCAGGGATAACTTTCTCAAGACCTATGAAAACTTATTCACCGGTGACCTAGATACTCCACTCACCGATGAAGAGAAAGCTAACATGGACCCTGAGGAAATCAAAGAAATTGAGAAAGAGCAAACTCAAGTTAAGTGGTCATGGGAGCAAACCATCTACGGATTGACTAATGGAGATATAACAAAGAGTGATAAGATAGGTGTCCTACCACTCGTTTATGTTTTCAATATCTTGTCTATGAAGAAAGAACTAGACATCTAGAGGGAATCCTGGAGTGAAAGTTGCAGGAGGGTCTAGTGCCTCAAATGTGTACACAATTTTTTGCTGTTTTTCAAGGACCTCAACAGCCTGTACTAATGGGTACTTTTTAGTTAACCATTCAGTGTACTGTCTATAAATTTCAGCAGTGATACCTCTACTATTTAACTCATCCGTAAACTGTGCCACGAAGTCACGAGGGGTGATCACTCCACCATTCCAAAGAAACGCACCATTATTCAGGAATATAAAGTAATACATGGCCACGATTTGTATCTCCAACTTTTGAAACCCTGTTATCTTGGCATTGATACGGATACTATCTACCAACGTACCCTCACTATACTCACCTAGTTTACTGACTATCCTCTTTAAGATAGTAGCCATTTTCCTACGTGTAGGATATAGCACATTGAACTCTCCTGTGTTTGCGTATCTAGCCATAAATCATTACGTTAGTTTTAAGAAAAGCAACCGAGTCAGCTGTAGCACTATTCTGCACTGCAAAGATTATGTAGTTATCTACTGCAGGATTGAATGATACTAGAGTTATAGCTCCTACTGTAATATCCGATGATGAAGCACCGCTTGGAATATAACAATATAATTGATTACCTGATATAAGAAAATCCCTCCAAAAAGATTGAATACCTACGGTAGCCATTGCTGCTCCTGTAGCTATTAATGTAGCACCTGTTAAGCTGTTGCTAGTGTTTATATACATCCTAACAGTACTAGATGTGGTACTATTTATTTTATATACCTTAGTTCGTACTTGAAGGATGTTACCATTAGCTGTTGTATTGACAAATATCCGTTGGCTAGTGCTTGCAGTATTGGCAGTAGTACCTGTAATATACGCACCTGTTTGATTACCTATTAATGTATAAGGACTAGATGCTATGACTATATTACCACTACCTACTAATCCTGACCCATTAATAGTCCTCAATGGTATATCTCCACTACCAACTAATGAGTTACTAGCTATTGTCTTGATATTGGTACCTGATACCAATGCTGCTTGCTTACCATTGAATGCACTCCAATCGGTAGTGCTCAATGCACCCCTAGTTGTAGCCGATGCTGTTGGTATGTTGAACTCATGATTGCTGCCACTTGATACCACGTTGAAGTCAGCACCTGTAGTACCTGTGCTTATTGTTTGTACATCCGCACTCAATCCATTCAATGCAGTCATGCCTGTACCTGCTATGATACCTGCCTGTTGTGTTACGGTAAAGATAGCAGATGCTGTAGATGGAGGAGGACTACCTGCAGGATAAAACTGCAGAGTAACCTGTGTGCTAGTTGCACTCCAATACAGCTCGTAATAATCACCACCAACTGCATCAAGTAAATAGTTCCATGATGGTATGCAGTGTCCAGGTACTCCACCATGCTTAGCTACAACAGCTACAAAGCCTGCACTACCTGCTACATCCGAGCCATT